CGTAAAGGTGGTAAAGGTTTCCCATACCCCATTAATATTGCCTTGATAGGCACTTAAATCGTGGTTGTAAATAATCTTTTGCGTGGAGTCGCTCGCCACTTCGGTAGCGCGTGCATCGCTTACACTCGGCATGAGATTGCCCGTGGGCGTTAAGGTTTGATGGAGTTGTTGGGTTAATGAATTAAAATAGTTTAACCAACTCGCGTGCAAGTTATCTTTCTGTGCACTATGCATCGGCACATAAATGGGGGGCGTAGAATAAGGGCGATTATTGATCATAAGAAATACGATAACGCCTCCATAATAACGATGCGGTCTTCACTGAACAATTCAATTTGGAATGTCCACCATTTAGAGGCCCCAAACTGATAGAAGCGCATCACCCGTTGGCGATCCCCTATCGGGCCGTAATCTTGGGTTTTCCCGGGACGAAAGACACGCCCCCGGTCTTTACTGTAAGTCACCGAGCAGCGAGTAATGGTGGCATTCTCCCCTTGCTCTACTTGAATCTCTAATCGGGTGCATACTTTGGGACGTTCATTATCGACCATATTCGGTGTGATCACCGTGCGCGGAATAATTTGCCCATCGTTAGTAAAGAAATTCAAACCAAATTCGTAGATATTTCCTTTGTCACTGGACAAGGCAAATGAACGATTGCCTCCCTGAAAACTCGCTACGCCTTGAATAGGATGAACGCTATAATTAGCATCGCTTACTTTATACCATTTCTTAGTCAGGAAGTTGTAGAGCAACGAGACGTTATCGGCGAAGAAATTAATCTGGTAAAACGTGTGGCCCATCTCTTCATACACAAATCCATTGCTATCTTCGGGTGAAGTTAAATTATTCAAGATCGCATCGATTCCAGGCGTGCTAATAATTTGTGGCTCGCCGCCTGTCGACATCATAATGGTCGGTTGCGAGTATTGGGTTTGGCCAAGCCAGACAAAAAAGTCTAATCCACGTCCAATACTATCCGCATTAATGGCCCCATATTCAAAAGAGCGCGTGACATCTTTACTGTAGGTAAACGGAAAGTTGTCCGTATCGTGAAAGATTTGCGTAATATCTCGACCAAAGACAAAGAGCATCGTCTTGAGACCGATACATCCTCGTGTTTCATTATCAATGCTGCCGAATTTATTCGCAGGCCAATTGCGCGCATCGTTAATATCACTTTGGAAAATTTGATTAGAGTTAATGGAATTACAAAAAAAAGTACTATCTTGAAAGGTGAGCATCCCCGGGACAAATCCTAGCGTATCGCCGCCATCATCCGTGGCTTTGGTTAAGACGCCACTTAATTGGTACACATAAATAAAGGCCCCATCCGATAGCGCTAATTGGCCGCCGGGATCGGCATCCGTCGGATCGGTACGGATAGCGTTTTCTTCAAAAAATACTTTGCCGCTTAAGGTGTCAATATTAAAAAGAAGCCGCAGATGGCTAGGCGTAACCAAATAAACTTCATTGGCAATCGCGGCGATGACGCCATTTAAAAGATTACTGGAAAAAATACCGCGCCACTGGGAGGCAGGCGCCACTTCAAAAAGGAGTTCAAACCCAGGCGTAGGAATTAACGCCCGTTGACTGCTATTAGGAAGCGTGAATTCAAATAAATTGTAACAGCCCGCATTGCTGATAGCCGGGAAACGTTGAGAATTTTCGCCCTGCCAGATATCCAATGGGACGGGTTTTCCAACCGGTATAGCCATTAAGGTGAATATCCTTGTGATAGATTAATCGCTGCCACACTACTAAATTGTTGGCCCCCACTTTGAGACACATGCGAGAATTGGCGATCCACTCTAGTTTGTTTTAAGTTGGCTAACTGGTTACGCAATACTTGTCTCTGTTCCAAAATAAACGGCGTATGAGGAACTTGAAAATAATTTTGGAGCCGATAGGCCAGCTCATATAAATAATAGGTTTGATAGAATTCGGTAAATCCGGTGAGCGGTTCGCTGGTATTCTCAAAGGTCGGTAACTGCAAATAGCCCCAGATTTCAAACGTGTAACTTTGGTTGGATTGCTGGAAAAAGAGCAGCAAATAACCCGTGGTCGTGCGTTGAGGGTACATCACAAACGGAACGCCCGTGGAAGAGGGAAGAATGGATTTATTGAGGAAGTTATTTAAATTTTCCTCGACAATATTAAACCAAACATTTCCTAACAAAAAGCGAACTTTGTAAATATGCGCCCAGCCATCGAGGACTAAACTATCCGAGCCGACCGGAACGACAAATTCTTGATTGCTCTCCAATACCCAGTTATTGCCATTCATATTGTTAGTAAGAATAAGCTCATTGAGTAGCTGTTTCCCAATTAATAAATTAATCGAGCCAGAGCCATCCGCATTTAAGTTTTCTTCGGGTGCTAATTGTTGCGCATAAATAAATGCTTGGCGAATTAGCTGTTGCACACTTGCAAACATAAGCAGTTCGGGAGGAGGGGATAATCTCCTCCCGCTCCGTTAGATGGTTGAGTCCACCGGATATACTAAGCGAGTCACTCCTTCCGGGGCAACACCATAGCCGTACAAGCTGTCATGGACAAATTGCGTGGTATTGGCTCCGAAGACGTAACCATGGTAACAACGCAAAGAAATCGCGCTATCATCAGTCACTTCCGAAACACTTGTGAAAGGATCGGTGCTGGGTAGTTTTGGATTCACAAATTTAATGAACGGGGTGAAGAAGAATGCCCCAGCTCTATGTGATTCCGTGACGACTAACTTATCACCTGCGCCACCCGTGATAATGTCACGAGATAAGTTACGGTTAACATCCACACCTGATGCATCAAAGATCAATGCTGGCTCAATGGTAAACGTAATGTTTCCTCCACCATCGGCCGTATCTCCCACTGTTACACGTCCCTGAATTGGATTCAAAGAAAGCGTGTCATGAGCGTAATAGTTAAGATAACGCAACGGTGCACTACCCGCTTGAGGGGTAATCTGGATCATATCGTTTTCTACAATCGTAGCACCTGTGGTCACACCACTTAAGGTAAACGTAGTCGTACCATTGGGTGCTGTAGCACCTGGAGCTACCACCACGACAGAATCAATTGTAAATCCTGTGCCTTGGTTGATAGCGACATCGGTTGTCGTCATCGTTCCTGCTGTATGAATAGGAAGTAAGGTGGATTGTAAGAATCTAACCCGATCTACGCCACCCAGATAACCAATTTCGCCTTCGTCTGCGATTTCATCATTCCTTTTAGGCGCAAATTGTTGCAACCCAGATTGAATGACTTGCGCGGCAACATCGAGAGGCATGATGTAGTGAGCTTCGCCCATTCCACCAAAACTACGCATTCTTGCTACACTGTTAGTCACTTCGCCAACTGATTGAAGTTGGCCTGGTTGGATAATCGGATTTCCGAAGAAACGATATCCACCGAGCGCTGCGGTCCGTGCACTATCCTGCTCAATTTGGTTGGAAAGAGTAGTAATCGCTGATGCCTTATTAGTCATCATTAAGCTCTTGGGCTCAAAGGTAGCTAACTGCATATCAGTCGCTGCATAGTTGACTAAGGCTTCTTTATCAGCCGTCACATTCATATATTGTTCTTGGAATGCGCCACTCGTCACTGGATCGAAGTTTAGCGTATCTTGCACACTAAAACGTGTTTGTTTCTTGATTTGGAAACTATCACCACGAGTACCGTACGTCTCGGGTTTGTCCCAGTTTTTAAATTGTCCGTCGAAGGAACGTGTGACAACCAGCGCATTATCTAATGCTGGTAAGGCTTCATCCGTTACATACCCTTGAACCGAAATCAATACATTATTCAATGCCATGATTCTATCTCCTAGCTAAGTTTTTTCTTAGATAAGCTAGCCTCGGTGGAGTTTTCTTTGTCTCGTCCGCCGTTCTGCTGAACTCATCTTACCAAGATCACCATAAGAGGATGACTTAGGCAGATTGCTAGTCGGAGGTGCCGCTACTTTAATAGTCGGATTTCCCCCTAAATGCGATGATGCTGGAGATGTCATATTGGAGGAAAGAAGCTTAGATGCCCATACTTTGGGATTGGTTTCTAAAATCTGGTTTCTAAAGTCCTCATCAGTAGCGACCTTATGAACCAAATCTTCGTTGCCAAAATTAGCGGCCATCGTCATTAGCACTGAGAGATCGGGATCACCGGCTTGCTCTCGTTCTTGCGCTAATTTCACATAGTCGCTCATTTTCTCGTGATAATCAGGGTATTTTACCGAACCTAATTGAGCAATTTGCCCAAAGCGATTGTTCATCTGCGCTTGTTGAGCAGCCGCAGAGACCATATCGGGTGAAACGGCTTGCGGGCCATTTCCCATCGGAGTTTCCCCGGACATTTGGGACGTCATAGGCGGTTGAGGAGAAGGTGGAACCAACGCTTCCGGTTGAGAAAGCATGGAACGCAATTCCTCTTGCGCTTTCTGATAACCCTCGTCATAGCCTTTTTTGCGGGCATCCTTTTTAACAGAGCCTACCCAGGCCATATTATCCGATTTAGAAGCGCCACTTCCATCTTCGGCAACCGTGCCCGGCGCGTTGGATGGGGTGGAGACTTCTTGTGCACTCTCTGCCGGAGCAGTCGGTGCGTCCATCATTGCATCTTGCTTTTCAGCCATTATTCATCTTCCTAGGTTTATTGCCGTTACCAACGTAGCCCCATTCATGGGTGTAAAGATAAATTTAACCGTTTTCACGTTCCTACCAAAAGTTGGCATACTTGAATATTATGCAATATTTGACTAAAAGGCAAGCAAAGAGTGACTCTAACCGTGATAAGTATTGAATATTATTCATTTATGGAGAATAACACGCTATACTGTACGCGAAACGCGCATTGAAAATGGATGGTCGTAGCATGCTTCCTTTATCGGGCTACACGGAAATTGACGACAGGAGTAGCGCGTTTTAAGAGCCTATCCCTTACGCATAATTCACATCATACGGATAGAGAGTTATATCTATATAGATTTCATCATCGGTCTCTAGAGTAGGCGTTCCCTCAGCCGCAGGGACTAACCTAACATTTAACAATTCTGGCGTAATGCCCGATTGCGTAATATCGCATGCCCATTCATTGACAATGATAGCATTCGGGGAGGCACTAGGGCGAAAAATGGTAATGCCGGGAAACACTCCGCTAGTAGAATAATTGCTCCATATAGTATTATAGGAAGTGACGTCAATAACGGCCACAGGTGCACTTAGCGTGCCCCCTCCATTATACACTAGACGGCCTCTAATGGCTGCGTGATCCATAAATTGATAAATAGAAATGGGAAGTCGATTGGCATCGGGAGCAATGGGAAATTGCAGGAAGTCGGGGTGCAAGTTATCCGTCAGATCAATGCGATTTTCTAGCACATACTGGCGAATTTGATAGTGCCATAACTGGAATTGCCCAATATTAATCTCACCGGGCCCAAAGGGAAGTGGAACACGATTAGCCATTTAATTCTCCTTTATTTATTCCCATCATTTAGATACCCGAAACGGATGCCGGTAAATATTCTAAGCTGATCCGCGTTCTAGCGCCCGTGTTAATAGATAACAGATCAGCGTTTGCCTTCTTAATATTGAGCAGTCGAAGTACTTCATTTTGGAAGTTCACTAGAACCGTCCATACTTCATTATTGGCGCCTCCCGGTGGAGGGGGACCAACGTCTTGAACCACACAAGGCATAGGGCCAGTTATGTCCTCTATCCCCCTAATCAGCTCCGAAAATATAGGACTCAAATCACAAATGTTAGAGGATATAATGATTCCTCCTGGAACCCCTATAAAGGTCACTTGCCCGCTAATCAACATGCGGCCATCCATCAGATAATAGGCCCGAAGGGGTTTGGTATCATCGGTATTTTCCCAGTCGGTAGTGAAAAATGGCGTCAGATCGATACTATTTTTTACCAAAAATTGTTCGGGATGGGCCTGCCATACTTGGAAATCTCCATTCTGAAGCTCTCCACGGTTGTAAGGAATAGGACTACTCATCGCATAATTTCTCCATGATTACGGCTGAAATATCGCCGGTGGAATATAAAAGTTTAAATTAATCTTCGTTAATAACTCAATCGTTTGATTTCCCGCGCCCGAATTGACATTCTGTAATTGAATTTGAGTGGGAGAGGTAACTGAGGGATCAACCGATAATACCCATAACTGAGAAACCGCCCCACTTAGGGCACATGCTTGACGATGCCCACTCGTATAATGCAATTTTGTATCAAAAATCCCTACGGGAATATTGGCCACCAAAATGAAGGGGGGGGCAAATACCGGCCCCAGATACTCCAAAATTCCACGAATATGAATGGATCCATCGAGCATGAAAAAAATTGCTGCTGGGTTTCCGGAGGGGTTAGTTTCAAATGGCCCAAAATCTAAAAAGCTTCCTTCTAAAAAAGGGGCGAGCAACAATACATGGTCAATCGCATAATTTCTGAGATCGGATTGCCATAACTGATAATTACGGTTTTCCAAATCTTCTTTTTTGAAAGGCAACTGGGCCATTGTAGACTCCTAGTAACTATTATGAAGCCTAGAAGGA